TGAATTATTAGAATTAAAAAATGAAATAGAATCATTAAAAAATCAATTACGAAAAAAACAATAAATATTTTTCTTAATATGTAATAATATGAATTATAATAAGATTAATGGATTTTTAAATAAATTAACAATTAATGATAATATGAATACTAATATGAATAATAATATGAATAATAATATGAATACTAATATGAATAATATTTCAACACTTCCACTTGAAAATCCTCAACGTATGGTTTTAAATAATCATAAAAATATAGTAGAACATAATGATTTACTAAAAACAAAAGAAGAATCTAATAGTAAAATTAATTCATATAATTTTTTAAATCAATATCAATATATTAATAGAACATTTGATGATTTAAATTTTAATAAATCATCCCGAATTATTCCCGATAATACTATAAATGAACATATGAATACTAGAAAAACGTTAACAAAAAATATATAATTAATTATTGTTCACCACATTTCTCACATTTTATTTGACTTAAATCAAAATCAGGTTTACTTAAAGTATATGTTTGACCTAACATTTTTTTCCCCAATACATGGGCTTCATCCTTATTATAATTGTAATTCTTTGCTCTAGAATTATTGAATGTTTCTTTATTATAATTGATAATAAAAAATGAAATTAAAACACATATTAATAAAACTAAAGCTATTAATTTAATATTATCTATTTTAATTTTATACATTATAATATATTATATTATATTTTTTTATTAATTAATATTCAAATTAATTCCAATTTCATTATTATTTCTATATTTATTTGATTTTCTATATTTATTTGACTTACCTTTCAATATATTTAAAAATGATTTATCAATTAACCGACCAGATAATTTTCGTGATCCACCCGGCTGAACATTTAAATTTCGTGCACCACAACCACCAGCCCCATGCTGCTTTCTATGCTCTTGCCCCTCATGATGTTTTCCACCACCTCTTTTTGATTTTCTATTTGATTTTCTAATTGATTTTCTATTTGATTTTCTAATTGATTTTCTTGTTGAATTTTTACCAGAATTTCCATATAATCCACATCCACCACCACCAATTAAATTACATCCTCCACCAACTAAAGCTTTGAGTTCATTAAATATTTTCATATATAATAACAAAATAAAAAAATATAAAAGTAATAAAATACATTAATTTAATAAGTAATAAAATAAATTAATTTAATAAGTAATAAAATAAATTAATTTAATAAGTAATAAAATACATTAATTTAATAAGTAACATAAATGAATTGTAATTAATCAGAATTAATTAATAATTGTTCTTTTTGTTTATCATCATCTAAAAAATCATAAAAATCATAAATAAATTGTTCTATTTTTTCAATAATATTATCCATAAAATCATCATTATAACTTATATTAATAATATTCATATTTTGATTTTTTGATGATTTTAATGTTTCTGCTAAATGAACATTTTTAATATCTAAAATATACATATAAGCAAAACATTGTACCTTTTCATAATCCCGAACGCAATTAAATAATTTATTTACACGGTTTTTAATTTCAACAATAGTTTTTTCACCATCAATATTAGTTAGACCATCAACTTTTCCACCTAAATACCAACTATCTATATTTCCAAAATTATTCTCTATAACTGACAATTCTTTTTTAAAATAAGTATTTGTTAATTCCACCTTACATTGTGTTTTTTGACTATATAACTCAATCCCTTTATTTTCATTTTTAATACCAAAATGTGTATTTGTTACTCTATTAATAGCATCTTTCAATTTTTTAGAATCATCTGCTGATACTTTAGAAAGAGTTTCCTTAAATAATTCATCCTTATTTTTATTTAATGATTCAGTATTTTTAGTGTTTAAACATTTTTTAACGTTAATATTAATATTATTTTTTTTAGCTATACGGTTTATTGTTTCAAATTCTGTTTCTTCTTTCTTTATATCTTTACTTTCTTTTTTCATTTTCTCTAAAAAATCATTATAATTTTGCTTAAAATGACGTTTCCAATATTTTAATATAATTTCAGATGGTTCTTTGTATTGGTTATGTCCTGTAATTATAGCCAATTCACTTGCGCTAATAAATATTTCACTCATATTTTATTGTCTATTTAATTTAATATTAATTATACTTTATATAATTAATCAATTTTAAATTTATATTATTATGTATACTAAAATTGTAACACAAATATTAAAAAATATACTGATAATTATAAAGTTACATCTAAAAATTATAATAAAAAAATAAATTAAAGATAATTCTAAAATAAACAAATCCCATAAAATAAATCTAGTAACTAGAGTTTCTATTTGTTTTTTTACTTGATTTTCTAGCAGCTTTTCTTTTTGGTTTTTTAGAAGCTTTTCTTTTCGGTTTTCTAGTTTTTTTACTATTTCCAGTTTGTAGTGATACTGATTTACCCATAGTTTCGTAAAAATCGAGTTTATTATTCTCTTTAATCGTACGATTTATTCCATTGTGAAATAACTCCGTGGTCTTCTTCGAAAGTGGTGTTTGACTAGTTGATACTGACCCTCCAGGATTATGTGTTGCTGCTAGAGATGTAGTAGTCACTCGTTTTTTTATGAGCGGTTTACATTGAGTATTAAAATTATTTATGTGCACTGCAGTCGCCTTTGCATGACCGTTCCAATTACCTTTATGTTTTGGATTTGATGGTTTCCATATATTTTTTGACGATAAATCCCTGGCTGCTTTAGTTTGATTCAACAAATGCTGCGCGGCTTCAATATTTGTCTTAGTAGGATTACGAGTACATTCATTTAAAGCAACCTTAAATTTAGGTTCTAAATAGTCTTTATACTTTGCAACTTGTCTACCATACAATCCATTAGGACATGCTTTATTTATATCTGGACCTACTCGACCATCACCACAATTATTCGGATTAACCCTATATATAGAACCATTCGGAGGCTTTAGATGGTCTATTGATGTACCCCACTCCTTTAATTGGTCTGGAGTCATACATGTATCTCTTTGTGTTCTCCATTGCTTAGGTCCACCAGGAGGATCAGGACAGCCTTTATGTTGAACTCCACCAATCATTTTTTTTTTCATTATAATATTTAAAAAGAAAAAAATAATAATTAAAGATATTAAAAATATTAAAAATATTAAAGATATTATATTAAAAATTGATAACTTAAAGATATTAGTTTTTATACATAAAATAATTATAAATGATAAATAATATTTCAGAATTATTCGAAAAAAAAATAGAATATAATAATAAATCTATAGGTTTTATAAAAAGTAATTTATTAATTAATAATGAAATTGAATTACCGAATTTTCAACGCATTAAAGATAATGATAAAATTAATGATATAATAAATTATCAAATAGATTATTTTAAAAAAAATAAAATATTTAACTTTTTGGGATTATTAAGTATTCATTATTGTAATACAACAAAATTATACTATTTAATTGATGGACAACACCGATACAATTCTATAAAGGAATTATTTAATAATTATGGACATATTATTGATATATTTATAGAATTAATTATTGTTGATAATTATAATGAATTAAAACACAATTATGACTTAATTAATACTAATACACCATTACCAGAATTTCCAGAATCTATAGATAAAAATATTCCAGAAACTGTTGCATTATATTTTAAAGAAAAATATCCTAGTATATGGTCTAAAAATTCTAGAGCTAGAAGACCTCATATTTATTTCAATTTTTTCCAAGAAGCATTAGGTGTATTAACTGAAAAATTAAATATTAAAAATTATGAACAATTAAAAACTATAATTGAAGATTATAATACTAAATTAAGTAAATGGGACATTAAACAATTTCCAGATTCAAATAATTTGAATGACACAATGATAGAAAAATGTAATACTAATAAATTATATTTAGGATTATATAAACATGTAGATGATGATTATAGATATAAATGGGTTTCTAAAATTATAGAAAATGAAAGTGGTGAAAAACCTATTAAGAAAAAAACATTAAGAACTAAAAAAAAAATACCACAAAAAATTAAAAATGATTCTTGGGATAAATATATCGGAAAACATATAGGCGAATCACCATGCTTATGCTGTAAAACTACTACTATTGATTCCAAAAATTTTATTGCTGGACATGTAATATCTGAAAAAAATGGGGGGCAAATTAATATAGATAATATTAGACCAATATGTAATGGTTGTAATAGTTCAATGGGAACTGAAAATATGGATATATTTATAGAAAAATATTTTAATAAATACTAAATATAATTAATACACGCAATATTTATACCAAATTTTTATATATCAATAAGGTTCCTGTCCCAAATGCGCTAACCAATCCTAAATTTAAATTCATTTTAGAACATGATGTATTTTTATCACAATTTGAAATTTTTAAATTATCAGAATTATCAGAATTATCTATAGAATTACAATTTATACATTTTAATCCACTAAAAGAAGAAAATACTAAAGCTAATCCACCACCTATTCCAATTAAATTATCAATATTATACGTCATATATTATGATATTATATTATTTTTTTAAATAATCATTTTAAATAAATTAAAGAATTAATTAAAGAATTAATTAAAGAATTAATTAAGTTTTTTTTCAAAATTATTTTCTTTGTATATATTATAAAATGGGAGGAGGTTTAATGCAATTGGTTGCTTACGGTGCTCAAGATATTTATCTTACTGGAAATCCACAAATTACTTTCTTTAAAGTAGTCTACAGACGTCACACTAACTTTTCAATGGAGTCTATTCAACAAACATGGTCTGGTTCTTATGCTCCAAGTGGAAGACAAACTGCCACTATTTCACGCAATGGCGATTTAATTACCAAAATGTATTTAGAAAAAAATGTGGTCAACACCACAAATTATAATTTGGCTAATCCGGGTTATACCCATATGGACAATATTGAACTTGAAATTGGAGGACAGCGGATTGATAAACAAACTGGTAATTTTATGGCAGCATGGGCTGAATTAACACAACCCAATCCTACTGGATTAACTGTAGCTAGTAATACTGGTATCACTCCCGG